GGATTTGTAAGTGTCATTATCAACCCCAACCCAAAATGCACCATATTCACTACTATCGGTTTTAGATGGAACTACATTTACTTTTTTCCATGTAGTATTATGCGTCATTGGTAATACTGCGTAATTTTCTGCATATGTTAAATTTGTTGTAACAGTATTTGTTAGTCTTCCTGGTGTAACATTTATCGTTGCAGTGTATCCGTTATTTTTTGGTATTAAAATTGGTTCATTTTGACCTAACGATGCGGTATATTTAGTGTATTGAAATGTTGGGTTGTTCGTTCTTACGTTTAATGATAATTCTTTTTTGGTATTTATTGCTAATGGTGTTAATTCGTAATCATATTCACCGTCTATATCCTCTGTTTCGGATTCGACTTCAACATATATGTCTTGCTCACCCTCTATATCATTTACAGAACTACCATCGTTTTCATCAAAACCCACATATATTGTTGTGGTTTTGCTATTATTCACTAAAACGGGTGTTGGTATCTTTCTAAGTTCATTAGTTTCTATTGAGTATTTTTCTGAAGCATCTACTTCAAAAGAATTTGGGGTTTCTATTCTAGATCGTTCCAATACATTTGGTTCAACCACAACCCCTAATATCTCGTTTGCTCTTGCTGGTAACACATGGCGTATCTGATCAAATACGCTAAAATCAAACAATGCTATTAGATTTATGTATGCTGTAAAATCATTTTTATTTTCATATTTTTTCCAATACTCCCGTGAAAATGATTTCAATTTAGAATATTCATTAGAGTATAAACTAGAGTAATCACCCATGTAATCATCTAGTGCAACATTTCCTATGGATTCGTATATGTCTTCATTTATTATGCTCTGTGGAGAAAATGCTATCATCAATTTGTTAGAATCCCTAGTTTGTCTATCAAATAAACTGATTTCCCCAGTTCTATCGATAGATAACGAACTGGCCAGTGAACCAGAATCAATTCTAACTTTTTCTGAAAATACCGTATTTCCACCTATACTGGAAACTTCCATGTTATAATTTTCTACAGTGGACTCATAATGGTCATTAGAAAATTGTGTTAATGTTGCTACTTTTGAAGAACTATAAAAAGTTTTTTGTTTTTGATTTGGATGACTACTTTCTATACTACTAGTCGTATCTAAATCCAACTTTTGCCAAAATTTAAACTGTGCATTTAAATCATAGAATGATGCTGTTGGGTTATTCCCATTATATGATCGTGGTGCTAATACGTGGTTATTGAACGAGGACGTTTGTAATTGTTTAGTCCAATACCTTAGTTCATATATCGATCCCGATAATATATTACTAGTTTGTTTATTTGAACCAGAACCTATATGCAAATTACCATTCGATACCCACGCCAAGTTATAGCTAGAACTAACACTACCGCTAATGACTATACTTGCAGATTTTTCTATAGCAATTTTTCCGTATTTTTCTGTTTTCAATATAAAATCGTATATCTGATTACTACCACTTATATCAGTACTGTTGCTTCTACGGATCATTATGTTTAGTGGAACATCGTCATATAAATATTGATCATATATCGATGCCGTTGCATAGGTTGTTCCATTGCCAATATAAAAATTCAAACTACCTTTACCTATATCTGTACCATCATGATGTACTGTCACGAACCAGTCTAATCTGCTTCCAGAATTCTTCTGAAGAACAGTTTGTATTGGGTCCACAGAATACGGATACACCGAATCTGGTTTCATTTTCCATCTGAATGTAACTGTATCTGGGTATTGCCATGAATTATTCGCATTAAGAACTCGTTCCCATGGTACTCGTATTGAATTCTTTTTCCCAGTTGTATAGCTACCCAGCAAATTCAGATAATATGTGTGTTTTTCCCATTCTGCTCTTGGTATTAATCCAATATCAGCATTATCTGGTCCTCCAAACTCTCTTATTGTCAATACGGTTTGTGGTATACCATATGCTGCTAAAATTGCTCTTATACTTCTAGAAGTTCCTTTTGATTTGTAGATGTATGGTAAATTATTTAATAATCGTCTCCATACTTCTTTCGTTCTTTCCTCGTATGTTCTAGATAAATCCTTATTAACTGTAGTTTTTCCCGTATGTATGGGGTCCCCACTACCACTTATACCTAAAGCATATTCCCATAGATCTTTCGATTGTGAGCCATGTACTGGTTTCCATCCTAAATTTTTTGCAGCATGGTATACTAGATCTTGAGAAATTCCATCTTTTGGGTGCTCTTCTCTTAAATTTTTCTCCAAAATATGATTCACATAAAGATATATTATATCAAAATGTTGCCCTATCATATTAATGAATGATACGTACTTTGAATTTTCTGAATCCTCTCTTATGAAGTCTGGAACGCTATATTGTAATGAATTTCTATTGTTGCTATCATAAAAACTTGCAGATTCTTGTAGTCCAGTGTACCAACTTTCAACATCATTTGATGCTAGATCATATAATTTATATTTACCTGTAGGAGTTGATAAGTCGAAATCACTACCCGTTACTTCATATTTTGGATAAGGTATTATAGTTGCTGATGCTTGACTGGTGTAGAAGTTACTGGCTGTTGTTTCATAGTATAGGTAACTTTCAAAATCATCAAATTTTGATATAACCTCGTTTAATAATCTGGTTAGTTGTATTTTATTTTCATTCAATGAACCAGTATATTGATTCAATGAATCTATTTCGTTTTTATAATATTCTAACAAGCCTATTTTATAATAGAAATTTTGTAATCTATCTGTGGCTGAAGAATAAAAAACAAAGTTTTCAAATTCTCTATAATCAATATTTAATTTTACAAATGATGAAGACCCAAAAACATATTTATTTAAAATTTCTTGAGAAGTCTTTGTATTATTCGATAATATATCGGTCATGGATTTATAATCAGTTTCCGTTATTATTGAATATTCATATTCTGCTTCAAAGTTTGGACCTCGTATTCCTTGTGCCTGTCTATCTTCTTCTTCTGGTAGAACTTGGATAGTGTCGATATATGGTTGCATTATTTCTGTACCAAGCCAGCCCTCAAAATACAAGTCCAAATCGGATGGTAATGGTTCAAATAACTTTACATAAAAAGAATCAGTGCTACCGTCAGATGTTACATTTACAATATCTATTAGTTTGTTTTCACCAAAATTCATAACAACTTTTGGTAAAAACGTAGATCCTTTGAGATAATCTAAAACAAAGTTAGTCAATGCGTCTACATATAATCTATCTTCATTTGATGTTAATTTTAATTGTAATTCTTTTCTATCATCAGATATTTCAGATATAAATAATTTTACAGGACTGGTTGCGCTACCAATAAAATTACGTATAAAATTATAAACTATCTTATATGTAGTTGGTGGTAGATTCAATGATTGAACATCTGTATGAACATCTAAATAGATATTGGTTCCAGCCATTGTCCAAGTGGTTAAATCATATATGGATCTTAAATACGCTCCATTTTGTAAAAAAACATGCATTTCTACAGATTCCATCATCAAGGAACCTAATTCATATCTTGCTCTTAAAGCATTACTAGTAGAACCAAATGTTGATGAATTTGCAATTAAATCCAACCCATCTTTCATTTCAAATTTTGGTATAATTCTAGTAGGATCCGTATTTATAGAAATTCTAGAACCTCTACTGGTAGGATTATTTAATATTTCATCTATATTTTTATATTCAAAATTTGCCATTAATTATATGGATTGTGATTATTATAAATCGCCAGTAATATCATTTAAACTACTAGGTGACGTGTTTAATTGTTGAGTTACTAAGTTTTCTAACTCTTGTAATTTATTATTTAACTGTTCTGTTAAATTCTGTATAACTTGATCTTTTGCCCTTAATTCCAAATCTTTTCTTATTAAATCTTTGGATAATGTATTTATATTATTTTCATTTACTACGTCTATTTCTTCTCTGGATTTTAAAAGCTCATTTTTAGTTTTTATCTGATCTTTTAAAACTAAGATTTCACTCTTTAACCTGTCTACCGAATTTGTATCCGCATATTTTATATTCGTCATTGAATTAAAAAATGCAAGTTCTTGTTTTTTTAATTCCGTATCAGTTACTGGTGTGGTGTCGAATCTAGAATCTATGTAATCTTGTATTTTTTTATTTAATGAAACTATAACATTATTTTGTGCTTTTACTGCAGATGGTAAAGATTTAAAATTTGAATCCACAATATATCTAAAATCATCAGTACGATATCTATTATCTGATATAAAAACTTCTAACATTCCATTGTTTTTAGACATATCTATACTAGATAGTATAAAACCATTATCATTTCTGTTTAATCCATCCATTATCTAGTTACCTTGAAATAATAATTATTATCAAAAATTCTGATAGTATCTCCGCCGTCAGTTTCAGTCTTTACAACTACTCTATAGAACCTTTCTGGTTGAAAAGAGTTCATCCAGAGATTGAAATAATTCCCATTTTCGTCACAACTCATTTTAGTACCTATCACATCAAACGGTATTATAACTTCGTCAGTATGTGCATCGCGTATTTCATAAAATGATGATGTTGGTAAATAATATTTTTTAGTATAATATGATTCGGTTGTATATGTTTTTTCTGGATATCTTTTGTTTGAATCCACTCTTATTTTTGCTTTTTCTCCTTCCGAATAATACTTGTTTAACTTTACGTTTATATTAATATTGTCTAAAGTTGACGGCGATAAACTTCCTGTTGAAAAAACAGAATCATCCCATACCACATATAATTTTGGAACATATATCGTATTGCTATCTACTGAAAAAAACTTTATGCTACTGATGCTATCAAGTTGTCTTTCTAATTGATTGCTAAATTTTATTATCATCCCGTCATTGTCAAACCTACCAGATCCAGTTATCCATTTTTTTACAATTTGCGTTACATCCATATAAACATCTGTTGTTGCATAAGAAAAGGATTGTGTGCATATTATATTATCATCTTCCCACCAAGTTCCCCCACCAGATACTGATGTATATCCGTAATGAACTGTTGCTGCCGTATTTATTCCAAATAAACTTTCAGCATCTACCCAAGACTCTGATTGCAAATCCCACTCGTAATTATCTATTACTGGGTCTGTGTCCCATAACAAGCCTAAATTTTTTGAACTACGATATAACCACGATGCACCATCTGTTGTCTGTGGTTTGTTGAAGTATTTACCCGTACCATTAGACCAAGATGCGCTAACAGGATGTGCATTAATGGTATATTCCTGTGGTATTTCTGATGCATCAACTGTTTTTAACGATAAATAATATTTTGCAGATTGTGAAATTTTTCCAGAATTTACACTCGATTCTACATCAGACACATCGAATTTCATCAATATTCTGCTATTGTATATTGATTGTGTTACCGTAGCATCATGCGATAATTCGAGTATTGCATCAAGTCCTGTATTCATTGATGCTGATCGCTCGTATAGTGTGGTATCATATTGTGGGTAAATTGAGTATATCATCCTATAGACCTCACTCTTCCTAAAATATCATTATCTGGATATTTTAATTCAAAAATAGAAGGATCCAGTGATGGGAATATTATTCCGTTTTTAGTCGCCATATTTAAATCATATGCATTTGGCGAATATCCTAGTGTTGTATCAAAGAAATTTTTGAATTTTACACTAACAACAGTTTGTACTCCTTCCACTTTATCTATTTCAGTATAAACATTACTGATAACAATTGGTTGATTTATTTGCCATTTTCTTATATTGAAGTAATCTTTTAATTTTTGTATACATCTCATTACAACCATGTTGCCATTTTGATCGGGCATTGTTATTATATCGAATTCTATGCCTATGTTTATGATATACGCATCTTTTATATTGATGGCATCCGTTAGCATTCTATGGTGATTTAAATATGTTTTTAGGTTTTCTTTTGTTGCGTTGTTTATCGTAGTTAATTTACTATTCGAATCATAACCTAGAACATAAAAATTTAATGCTAATTGATTTTGTAATCTATCCGTATTATAGATTGAGTCTTTTGTCAATTGTGTATCTTTTGTAATGTATGCTTTTGCTATTGATCCATACTTAGACGGTAAACTATATGCCCGTACAATATAATCCTCTTTTGTAACTGCTCTATTTTGCGAAGAAAAATATGCTAAAGCATTCTGTCTTATTGCATCTATATCTTCTCTTGTGTTTCCGCCACTTGCTGGTTCTGAATTAACTGCTGATAAACTAGCAATGCATTGGTTATACAGTACTGGATCTAGTCCCGTTTCATCTACTAAAATATTTCTGTATAATATATTGGTTATAGTATTTGACGGCACATTATCTCGTATTCCTCCCCCTTTTGTATAATAGATAGTTATATCCGTATTGTTTGGTGCAAGCCCATATGTCTTTGTGTATAAGAAGTTTGATGGATCTATATCCGAAACAACCTCAGTTCCAACTGCAAGTAAAGCACTTCCTATTAAATCTGGATTAGGTATCAGTAGCTCATCATCCATATTAGAAACACCAGCACCAAATTGTATTTCAAATTTTCCTGGACCAATTTCTCTAGATACAAATCTTCTTGGTATTTTTCTTAATTTCAGTAAATACGGTGTCTCTGTTCTATATTGTGATAATGATACATCATTTCTGGGTATATTTGGTGTTGTTTCAAAAATAGTATCTTGTGCAAGATATGGTGCATGATACCATTTATTTCCATCGGAATCCATTCCATATAATATTTCTATTAAATCTGGTTCATCTAATGTAATTTTTTCGTATGGTTTTGGGTCAGTAAATGAATACGTCTGTGTTTCTATCACACCAGACACCGCATTTGTTGTTTTTTTAAGTAGCCAAAATGTTATCTCATTGGTAGAATCATCAACTTCAAATGGGGTAACTTCTGTTGGGTCCATACTACTACTGTGTTTAAAATCTATGTAATCTATAGTTCTAAAGTTTGAATTAAAACCGATAGCGTTTGTTGAGAGTGTCATCCCAGGTTCTATTGCTATTGCGTAGTTATAATCTGGAACTATTTGACCACTCTCTGTTTTAGATGGTACTATTTGAAAAACATCTATTTTTACATTAGATGCTACTAAATTTTTTGGCTTATATCCTAATGACTGTGCTATATTTAAAATATTTTTTTCTTCAGCAGCCTGTAATATCATAGATTCTTGCAGTGCAACATCGGTATAATATGATAGAACATCCCCAACATATGCGGCCATTTCTAAAAAAACCATCCCAGGTGATGCTTCGTATT